AAAAGCAGGTTTGTTATCATCAAAATCGTTTCCGTCGTGTGATAAGATTAGTGTATCACCAATCATAACTTGCTCTTCAGCTAGAGGCCAAGTTGCTTGACCGTCCCATTTGTAAGCGTCTGAACCTGTACTTGCAGATACAGCTTTTGTCAATCTTACATATCTTCGTTTGTTCTCTTTAGGAACATCATTTGTGGAATCTGTATTCTTAACGCAGATATAATCAGAATTGTTGTACATAACCACATCATCTTTGATATAAGTTTCTGTACTCTTCCAATCACCTCTAAAATTAAAGAACAGATTTCCTATTTTAGTTTTAGTTGTTGCCATTGTTTTCTCTTCCTAATTTATACTATTTATGTTGTTTCTATTACTAGGTCACCAGCCTTATCTAAATTAATTTGCATAGTTCCGCTGATAACTTCAAATCCTTCAGCAGCATCCGTTCCATCAAAGTAAGCACTTTCTTTTTGTATTAATTCATTAGCATTAGTGATAATTCTTCTCTTCAATGCTAAGTCATCATCATCAATTGAAAGTGTTTGTAATGTAGGAGTTCCTTGGTCATCAACATATTTTTTAGTTGCAAGGTCTTGCTCTGCTGTTGGTGAAATACTTGACGCCATTTGAGTTTGTGCAGTCAAAGTAATAACACCGTTATTTTGTGTTCCTATGTTCAAGTTAACATCTGTACCACTTAAACCTGTTGTAGATATAGTTTGTGCAGTTGCTGTAATTGAACCTGCTGTCAATGAGTTAACTGAAAGGTCGTTTTGACCTCCACCAAGTTGACTATCAACATAAGTCTTAATAGCTCTTTCGGTTACAAGAGCAGTATCAGAATTATCTGCTAATGTTCCGTCAGTACTAAATTCATTAATTGTAGCACCAAAGTTACCTTGAGCATTAGAACCTAACGAGATTTCTTGTAATCCAGAAAGGTCAAACGCTTCAGCGTTCAATGTTGCTTTACCAGTTGCTTGTTCAACTTTAAATAAGTTACCTACTCTAAAGTTACCATCTTGGTCAGTTGAAGAATAGAATACTCTTCCTCTATCTGTTTCTAATACTTCATCATTAGGGTCTGGTAATTGTGATGGTGTATTAGGATAATTAGTAGTTGAGAAACCACCAGTACCTACATCCAAGAAGTCGTGTCCAGTTAATCTAATATTTGAGTAATTACTTCTTAAAGTTGCAGTCTCTCCGTGTGTAGGTTGATTTGATTCCGTAAACACAGGATTTACTCTAACTAATCCAGCACCAGAAGAATATCCTGATACAGATACAACATAGTAAGCTTGTCCAGATATACCAGCAAACTCTACAATGTCACCACCTGTTGGTGATTTAGGTAATCCTGTTAATCTTACAAACGCAGTACCAGCAGCTGCTATTTCAGCAAAACCATCTCCAGTAATAGTAGCAGTAGTTGTTTCTGTTTTATATCCAGAACCAGCAGTTGTTACCGTTGTTTGAGATATTACGCCATTACCAATAGCAGAAGTTGCTGTTGCAACACTAGAAGCGTTAGGGTCTGTAATTGTAACCGTTGGTGCAGAAGAATAACCAGCACCACCATCTAATATAAGAATTTTTGAAACTTGTTGATTTTCTACAACTGCTCTTGCGAGTGCGTTTCTACTTGGAGAACCACCACCACTAATAGCAACTCTAGGTTCAATTTCGTATCCTGAAGTTGTATCAAAACTTGTTGCAGCTGATAATCCAGAGTTTACAAATACATCAAATCCTGCAGTACCATTTTCTTTTTGTACCGTTGCAGTTTTTGTAGAAGCAACATAGTCAGCGATAACACCTGTGTTACCATAACCAGTTCCTGTGTAAACCGTAATTCTCATTCCGTTATAGAAATCATCTGGTTGACTATCTGAAGCAGCAAGTTTAATTGTACTTGAAGTTCCTGATTGAGCATATCCAGAAGTTGTAAAGTGTGTTGAACCGTTTGCAGTTACCTTAATATATTTAACGGCACCGTTTGCAAAAGAGGCAGAAGCAGCACCAGAAGCACCAGAACCACCAATTGCAATTGAAGCAGAAGTGTAAGATTCCCCAGCGTATTCAAATTCAAGTCTTCCGATTCCTGAACCAGATACTAGTACTCTTCCTACTCTAGCTTCGTTGTTTTGTAAATCTACCGTTCCAGTATAAGGCGTTTCGTTTGCGTCAATACCGTTTGCAGTAGAACCATATTCACCATAAGAGTTGTTTGAGTTTAGTGAACGAATAACAGCACCACTATCACATAGATAACCGTGGTGTGCGTAATAAGTGAATACAGATACTAATTCTGATTTTGCATTTGAAAGTGCCCAAACACCGACACCACCGTCAGATATTTGAGTAAAGTCGTTTGCAAGAATTGAACGGTTACCAGCATTGTGCAATGAACCGTCAATCTTAATACCAACTGAACCACTTCCAAAGTGTGAGCAGTTTTGTATAAATGGTGATTTACTTGTAATGTGAACAGCAGTATCGCCAACACCAGTTCCTGGGTCAAGTGCGAATACTACTCCTGAACGAGTTGCACCATCAGCAGTATTTGGTCTTTGAACACCAAAACTATCAGCAGTTCCCATTGTACCAACCATACCAGAAAAAGTGAAACCAGAGAAGGTTACACCGTTTCTAACTCTAAACATATCTGCTCTTGCGTTAGGTGTGTTTGTTAATCCTGTTGCTGTTGAATTTCCTGAAGCAGGTTTAATTACAGCACTTCTTAAACCATCACCAATAACTTGCGTGTTTGCACCAACAACTATTGGTAATGCTTCTTCGTATTCACCAGTTTTTACATATAAAGTTTTTTGTGTAGAAGCGGCAACATTAGCGTTCATCCAAGTTAATGCGTATGCAATTGTTAACCAAGGTTTGTCTAATGAAGTTCCTCTTCCTGTATCAGAAGCTGGGTCGTTATCAGCACCGTGTTTAGCAACGAAATAAGTATTTTGCGTTACCTGAGCGAGACCCCAACTTACATCTGTACCATCTGATTTTAAAACTGAACCATTAGTTCCAATACCTAATCTAATATTTTGTGTAGCGTTTCTTGTTAATAGGTCACCTCTTGTAGTGGTTACGAAATTGGAATCACCTTCGGCAATCAAATCCCAGTAAACACCGCCTGTATCATAGTCAGGTCTTTTTGCGTCACCTTGTACAGCAGAAGAAGTGTGAGCAAGTTTACATCTATAAGAAGATGAACCATAACCTATTGCGTCTCCTGGAGCATATTCAGTTGCGTCTGTCCAACTATCTCTCCAGTTAAATCCTTCGTTTAGTTTATCCCAACTTGCAGTTGTTGTTGGAACAACTCCTGTTGCGTCTTGTTTTGCAACATATGTATGACCACCATATCTAACAACATCTCCAGTTTTGTATGCAGTTGAACCAGCATAAGTACCAACCATTTTGAAACCAGTAGTTAATACTTCCCAATATGTTGCGTTGTTGTAAGGTGTTTGTCCTGTTGATTGTTGAACAGCGACATAGTTATAACCTCCGTAGGTTACAACATCACCTGCTTGATAAGCAGTAGCACTATTATAACTATCTTCAAATTCTAATCCAGAAACGAATACATTAAATTTAGTAGTATCTATTGTAGAAGCGGCAGTATGTTCTACGGTACAAATATAAACATTTGCACCATACTTTGCTAAATCGTTAACTTTGTATGCTGTTCCTGAAGAATATGCTCCTGTCCAGTTAAATCCTGGAACAAAAGAAGTCCATTTTGAAGTGTCGTCATATAAATCTGTTTGTGAAGTGTGGGCAGTATTACAAACGAAAGTTGAACCTCCCCATTGTACAACATCATCTACTTTATAATAAGTTGTTGTTGCCCAAGCGCCTTTCCACTCTTGTCCTGCGCTCATTTTTTTCCATTTATTTGATGAAAGGTCAGCTTCAAAAGTTGCTGAACCTGTATGGTTTGCCATAGCGACAAACGAATTACCACCATATCTTACGACATCATCTTTGATATAAGCGGTACCTGTAACCCAATCTCCTTTGAAGTGAAATTTAAGTCGTCCTAAAATAAAATCTGCCATTTTTATTCTCTCTCTTGTTTAATTACAAATATCTAGCGATATTTGATTGTGTATAATAGTTTCCTCCACTAGGAGTCCAGTTAGTTCCCGTAGTGCTTGTTGCCGTTTCACTAGCTGCATAAGAATAATCGTGTTGATATCTTGCTACTAGCATTCCGTCATCATTAATAAAATAAAAAAGTTTCAACGGGTCAAATCTAACTTGTTGATACTTTCTAAATTTAGCATTTGTTTGGTAGTGAACATCTGTACTCTCATCATAATCACTTTGTAGTGTATTCTGAACGGTAGTACCATCACTTGCTTTACCTAGTGCAAGTCCTTCAAAACCATTATAGCCAAAACCTTGTCCGTCATTAACTTCAATAGTATCTGTACTATCAAGTTTTGTTTTTGTGTAAATTAGAAGACCATTTACATCACGGTTCAAGGCGTGCATAGCATATTCATTAGAAATCTGAAAACCAGCAGCGTCTACTCCGACGGCGGTTGAAGCTCCTGTTGATAATGCTAGTGCCATTTAATTCTTCCTCTTTTTCTTATATTTATACTATTTATAATCTATTAAGTATTCTCTAGTACTGAAATAAAAGTGTCAGTTCCTGCGATACTACTTACTACTCTTATTATATCATTGGCCTCTAAATTTACAGGTTTATCTAAAATAAATGTGTTATTTTGAGGTATGATACAATTCTTTATTATATGTCTAAAAGTTGTGCCACCATCTATGGTAACTTTTACATCTACATTTGCTTGTGTACTTTGTGAAGTATTAGAGATATAAACAGCGTGTAATACAGCAGTTCCGTTAGATGGTGCTGTGTATACATTTGCCGTTGCGTCATCACTAGTTGGGTTTGCTTGCCCAGCGTTTTTAAAAGCACTTGCCATTTATTATCCTCCAAAAACAACAGCAAAGGCAAGAATATCTCCTGTCAATGCTAATGTTCCACTTGAATTAGGTAGTTTAACCGTTCTATCAGCAGTCGGGTCTTCTACCGTTAATGTTGTTTCATATGCGTCTGGTGTTGCACCTTCAAATATTATGTTTGCATTATTTAACGCAAAGTCAGTTGTTGCAGTATTTCCTGCTTGTAATACTGATTGAATATTTACAGCAGAAGCACCACCAATTTCTTTAACCGTATTCGCATTTGCTTTGGTATAAAATTTACCATCAGCAATGTTCATTGCGATTTCACCGATTTCTAAATCACTTGTTTGTGGAATAGAACCAGTTGTAAAACTTCTTTTTGGTTTTATGACGGTAGACATTAGAACGACCCACCATCAATAGTTGATAATACAGCGTTACCACTTGTTACCGTAAACTGCTGACTATCAAAAGACGCAACTCCTTTATTTGTTGTTGAAGCATCCTCTCCAGCAATCGTAATTGTTGAACCACTAGCAGAAGTATCAATTCCTTCACCACCTGCAACCGTCAAAGTACCTTCAAGTGCAAATTGTGGTGTTCCTGTATCGTTATCTGAAGCGATTGTAATATTTGGATTATTAAGTTTTGCAGCTGTAATACTTCCTGCTAACATAGCATTTGTAATACCACCTGCTTTAACTTGTAATGCGTCTGATACAACAGCGATTGAAGAGTTATCTACATTTACATCTAAAGTATTTCCTGCTTTGACAAGAGCTGCACCTGCAACTACTTGACCAGCACCAGAGAATTGTGATACAGGTAATTCTGTATTATTAGATAATGTATTGTCTGTTAATGTTGGTGTACCGTTATGAGTAAATACATAACCGTTATCACTATTAGCAGTTCCTTCTTCAACGAAAGTAAATGTACCACCAGTAATTTCATTACCAGCGTCAGCGTCATCAGCTCTAGTTAATCTCCAGTTTGAAGAGTTAGAACCTATATCTGATACAATATATAATCCGTTTTGTCTTGCTTCAGCTTGGTCTTTTACTAACACTCTATCGTTTACTGATAAGGTTACGCCGTCTATAACAAGAGCAGCTTGTGTACCTGCGTTGTCTAATCTTCCATTAGATTGGTCATAAGTAACCGTTAAAGCAGCAGTTGTGGCAACTCTACAACTATCTTTAACATCTAATCCTGAAGAAGCACTATCAACATATTCTTTTGTTGCTAAACTATCAGCAGCAAAACCACTTCTGTCTTTATATCCACTAGGTACGGTAACCGTTCCAGTTCCGTGTGGTGTTAATGTAATATTTTTATTACTTGCAGTTGTTGAAATGTCTTGTCCGTTTAAAGTTAAGTCATCAACAACAGCACTTGTTAATCCTGCAAGGTCTGTATTTGAAGCACCTAAAGCAACCGAAGTAGTACCTATTGTAATACTATCATTTGCTAATTTAGTATTGGTTACTCCACCATTTGCAAGTTGTGTTGTTCCGATACCACCATCTTGTACTTTAATTGTAATTGTATTTGAAGTAGCAGCTGTATCAATTGTACCATCACCTGTTAACAATAAAGTGTTTGCAGTTGAGTAATCAGTTGTTGCACCAGCACTATCTTCTAAAGTAAGAGTAGTGTCAACAGCGTCAAATCCTAAAGTTGCTTCACCAGCGTTTGCAGATATAACTTTAAGGAATTGTCCTTGAGAACCTGCACCATCAGGTAATACTATCGTTGATGAGTTTGCTAATGAAGTAGGCGCTTTTAATACAATGTTATTTGAACCATTGTTTAACGCCTCGTTAAAAGTAATTTGACCTGCGTTAGTGTTTGAGTTACCAAACACCATTGTGTCAATTCTGTTATTTGAATCCGTTGTAATTAATTTTTCTGAAGATACGACACCGTTAGAAGTAGGAAATAATTCTGTGAAATACTTACCACCAACAACATCTATACTATTTGCGTTTCCTGAACCGTCTGTACCACCTGTACCAATGTATAATCTATCACCACCATTGCTTGCAGTACCAGTTCCGTAAGCATACGCCATTTCTCCAAGTTTTAAATTTGAAGGTGCTGTAGCGTTAGCACTTCGTTTAATTCGTATTATAGTTGCCATTTTTTAGTCCTTAAAAGTTTCCGCCGTTTAGTGTGATTGAACCAGTTGTTGTAGTTATTTCGTCTCTAACTACAAACTTATCACTTGAAGAAGAATATTGTATCATTGAACCATCTTTTAAAGAACTAGCGTCAACATCTTGTAATAGTCTCAACTTTAATGTTGAGTTAGTAACCGCCGTCTGACTTTGAGCGCCAGCAGGCATAGTAACCGACACTTGTTGCGGTCTAGTAATTGTGCTATCTATTCTTGCTTTAATCTGAGCCACTTTACAATCTCCCTCTAATTGTTAATATTTATAACCAAAGGGTACTCAAACTAATAGTATTTAGTTTAAATGGTTACATTAGGGCGTACGGTAATAATACCTTCTATAACTCGGGTTACTACATTTGAAGTATTGTTAGTAACCTCTACATCATAGACATATCTACTAGGTGCGTCCAGGGCAGAAGTCTGAGCAGCAGTTAAAGATAGTGTTATAATCCCTGTTGCAGGGTTTGCTACGCTAGTTGTCATAGTGATACGAGTTTTTGTACTTTCATATCCTTTTGCCATCTTAGCCTCTACGCTATGACCTGTTAGGTCAAAGGCTGCGCCGTCATTACCTGCAAGGGTAACATTTGAACTAAATGTGGTTCCTTGGTCTATCCTTAAATTTGCTATAGCCGCCATTGTTTACTATTCTTTTGGTGTTTCTTTGGTATCTTCTTTAGGAGCGTTAGGATCTATTCCTAAGAACTCACAGATTTTCGCATTGTAATATCTGATAAGTACTTGAACTTTTTCCATTTCAATCTCCAATCTCGCCTGATTTTGAACAAGCTCTTGTCTTGCGATAACATAGTTTTTAGTCTTGTCATCAAACTTATTCTCATCATACTCTTTACCATTAATCTTAATTGCCATAATTTTCTCCTGTTATAGTATTATTTATATTAATTCCAGTATCGTACTTTATTTCTTTTTCATAATATCCACGAATATCTGGTATCATACCTCTATTTTCATCATTAGGGTATGCTGATATTATCTTGTCATATATGTGTGGTACTTTATCATATACCTCAAAGTAATCGTCATTATTATATAATAACATTGGGTCGTTTAACAACTCATAAAAGTTGTCACCATAATCTCTCTCAATCCATTTTGCATAACATATCGCTACACAATAACTCTTTGCTGGGTATACAAATCTGTCAACCTTTTCATTCCAATGTCGTATTGCCCAATCTACAATATCTTTCTCTTCCCATATCAAAGATATCTCTTTGTCAACTAGAGTATCTTTATGAGTAGTGTTTAATCTATGGTATACTTCT